AATGACTTCTGCTCAGACTACATATCGTACTGCATTACGAGATTTACCAACACATTCTAACTGGCCTCATCTAGAAGATGATGACTGGCCTACTAAGCCATAGGTAATTTAATATGGCTGACATCAAACTCACAGTAGAAGAACTAGAAGAGATGCTAGATAACTCAGCTAGACGTGGAGCTAAAGAGGCACTACGTTCTATTGGATTACTTGATGATGATGCACAAAAAGATATTATAGAAATGAGAAGTTTGCTAGAGGCATGGCGTGACACACGTAAATCTATCTGGTCAACTGTAGTTAAATTAGCCACTGTCGCACTGCTAACATTTATTGCAGGTGCAGTGTGGATGACAATGGGTAAATAAGGAATAAGATATGGCGACAAATAAATACTCTAAAAACAAGGCCAAATCTGCTGCAGAAAAGGCAGCAGCTAAAGAAGCACAGAGAATGGCTAGTCAACAACCTAGTGATAGAGAGTTGCTTAGAGAAGAAGCTAGTCAAGCAGGTAGGGAAATTGCACAGTTAGAGGCTGTAAGAACAGGTGACTTTGATACTATTACCAGAGCATCTGATTCAGGGTCTGAAAATGCACAAAAAGTAAGAGCAGCAGAACGTCTAGATACTTTTTTAAAAACTAATCCTAATGATTTTAAAGGAAATTATAGGGAGCGCCAAGCCCAAATAAGAGAACAAGAAAGAGTATTAAATAGATTAGAAAAGTATGGTTATAGTTTAGATGGTGAAGATGATACTGTTGTACCAGATCCTACGCCTACACCTGATATAACTCCATTTATAGAACCAGTACTACCAGAAGAACCTGTACCTACACCTACACCAGAACCTCCTGTACCTACGCCAGAACCTCCTGTACCTACGCCAGAACCTCCTGTACCTACGCCAGAACCTCCTGTACCTACGCCAGAACCTCCTGCTCCTGGACCTGGTCTTCCACCTCCTGCAGACCCAGGTTTACCTGGACCAACAGGCCCACAATCAGGTGGTAACTTTGTTCCTACTGTTCCTGCAACAGAGGTATTGGAGTTAGAGGCTGATGAAGTAGCCCCTATTAATCCTTCTGTTCCACAGACTGTTGTACAAAAAGTAGCTCCTGTAACATATCAATCAGATCCTGGCAGTGGTCTTGCTCCTGTAACACCTGGGGCAACTACTCAAACTCCTTCAACAGGGACATTCTCTGCACCTTTACAAACTGCAGGTCTTTCTGCTGTACCTCAACAAGTAACGTACAAAACACACTATGCAGGTACTACAGGTGCTGTGCCTCAAACACTTGTTACTACTGCTCCAGGATCAGGAGAACAGTATACTTCAGGGTATAGAACAGTCTACTACGTAAATGATCTAGGGCAACGTATCCCTATTACTGAGTTCAACGGTAGACCTACTACGTATGTACCGCCAGGATTTTACAGAGAGGGATCTAAGAAAGCAGGTACTGATACTACTACACCTACATCTGGATCTCAAGGTGATCCTAATGTGCAAGTGCAATTGCCAAATAATCCTGTGCAAATGTTTGAAGGTGGAGATGTAACACTAGCTAGAAAATTTCTAGGTTTTGATGGTCCTCCTCAACAGCTTGATAACTTCTTACAGGCTAACCCTGCTGCTGCTGCACGTATGGGTAAATACAGACAAGCTATGACAAACATGGGCGGTATGCGTATGGGTGCTCAAGCAGGTACAGTTGTAACAGATAATCCTACAGTTGGTACAGAAGTTACTGGTAAAACTCAAGCTGTTGTAAACCCTATGGCTCAGATGAGTGCTAATTTAGTAGGTCAAACAATGCAGCCAATACAAGCTCCTATAGGTATGGTACAACCTACTGCAGGTGAGTTTATTCCAGTGGATGCAGGTATGACTACACCTATTGCTCCTTTTGCTGAAGCTGCTACTACAGGGCAAGTGCAGCAAGCATTGATGCCTACACAAACCCCTGTAGTAAAAGCTCCAGTTGATTCTGTAGCACCAGACATAGCTACCGAAACAGCAAAGCTAACTGCTCAACAAGGAGAGATAACACCTGGCGCAACTATCACTGCAGAACAACAAACAACTAGTGCTGTTTCTAACGTAAAAGAAGCACAGGGAACAGCAGTAGAGGTAGATGGACCAGAGGCTAGAAAATTACAAACTGATCCTGTCACTGGTGAAAGTGAAATAATATCTGGTGTTGCTAACGCCCAGACTGCTGCTGCATTTGCTGAAGCAAAACAACATGCTGAAGCCACACCAAGTAAACAAGCTACAGTTGCAGGTCAGCTAGAAGGTCTGATGGCTCAGTTTGAAGGAGGTAACACACCTGCTTGGGCTTCAGGATCAATGAGAGCAGCTATGGCTACCCTGTCTGCTCGTGGGCTAGGCGCATCTAGTTTAGCAGGACAGGCTGTTATACAGGCTGCTATGGAGTCTGCATTACCTATCGCTCAGATGGATGCACAAACTCAAGCACAGTTTGAAGCGCAGAACTTGTCTAACAGACAGCAACGTGCAATGCTTGCAGCACAGCAACGTGCTACGTTTATAGGTCAAGAGTTCGATCAAGCATTCCAGGCTCGTGTTCAGAATGCTTCTCGTATAGCTGATATAGCTAACATGAACTTTACTGCTGAACAGCAGATAGCTTTAGAAGATGCTCGTGCTGCTAATACTATGGAGTTGTCTAATCTATCTAACAGACAAGCTATTGTAATGGCAGAAGCTGCTGCGTTGTCACAACTTGATATGGCTAACCTATCAAACAGGCAACAGACTGCTGTACAAAATGCTCAGAACTTTTTGCAGATGGATATGACTAATCTATCTAACAGACAACAAACAGAAATGTTTAAGTCTCAGCAAAACATTCAAGCTTTGTTTACTGATGCTGCTGCAGAAAATGCTTTTGCTCAATTTAACGCAGCAAATGAGAACCAAGTAAATCAATTCTTTGCTAGTCTGTCTAATCAGACATCACAGTTTAACGCTACACAGCAGAATGCTATGGATCAATTTAACGTAAACAGTGTTAACGCTTTACGTGAGTTTAACTCTGGGTTACAACAACAGCGTGATTTGTTTAACGCACAGAATGGTTTAGTGATAGCACAGGCTAACGCTCAGTGGAGGCAAAACATAGCAACCATCAATAACGCTACTCAGAATGAGAGTAACATGGCTTTTGCTCAGACTATAAATGCTTTGACATCTACTAACCTTGATGCAATATGGCAAAGGGAAAGAGATATGTTGTCTATGGCTTTCCAAGTATCAGAGGGTAACGCTGACAGAGCCAACAGTATTATACTTCAGAAGATGGCTGCAGATGCTTCAATAGATGTGGCAGAGTTGCAAGCTCAGATTCAAGCTGCAGGACAAGAAGGTAACTTTTTAAGTGACATCTTTACTACAATTATAGGTTTAGGTTAGGATTAAGATATGAGAACCAATGAACAGGATAGACAAAGAAAAAGAATAGAGGCTTCACAGCAAAATCCTGAGTTAGATGTAGGTGATCCTGGTGATAAACGCAAATCAAAAAGAAGTCTTGCTGAAAGAACTACAGTTCCTAGCCCAGAGGAATCTGCAGAAGGTGTAAGGAGAATGCAAAATGATTCTAAAAAGACATCTCAGGAAAAGGAATCTGCTGATACTCTTGCTACAATAAGTGGATGGATGGAAGCTATAGCAAACCTAGAAGAGGCTCCTGAGTTAAAGGAAAAGAAAGCTAGTTTAAATATAGGATCTATGCAAAGCTCTCTTTCTTCTAAAAAAAAAGAGTTAAAAAAGTCGGATAACTTAATTGATTTTATTGTAGAACACGAGGGCTTTAGCTCAACTGCTTATGATGATTTTAAACAAACATCCATAGGTTACGGAACAAAAGCTACCAGTAAAAATCAAACAATAACTGAAGCTGAAGCAAGAAAATTATTAGAGAGAGATTTAGATACTGCACGTAAAGCTGTTTTAAAAATGAAAGACGAAGCAGGTTACGACTGGAACGAGAATAAAGTAGATGCCCTTACTAGTTTTACTTACAATGCAGGGGAAGGTAACCTTAAAAAGTTAACAAAGAATGGCACAAGAAGTAACGAAGAAATTGCTGCTATGCTACCAGAATACAAAAAAGCAGGTGGTAAAGTTCTTGATGGTCTTATAAAAAGAAGAGCAGCAGAACTTAAATTATTTAATGAAGGATACACTTAATGACAGAGGCGGCACTTAGAGCAGCGATACCAGGACAGTCTTTAACAGACACACCTAAGAACTATCCTTGGGAAAGACCTGCAGAGATAGCAGATCCAGATGAAGCTATAAGATACCACATGGATAGGGTTTCACAGGAAGAGGTTATAGATAATATCTTTCACGCTCTTGAATTTGGAGTACCTGCTAAAACACTTTCTGAAGCTATGATGTCAGGGGCTGTAGCAAATGGTATCCATAGTATAGATGTAAGTTTAATAATAGAACCTGTTATCAGGTCTTTTATTATGAAGTCTGCTGACATGGCAGGAGTAGAATACAAAGAAACATTTAAAGATGACGAAAGAAGTCCTGTTGAACGTGCTGCTGTCCTCATGGGAGCAGTTAAAGCAACACCGAAGGACAACATGGATGAAGGTTACGAAGTAATTAAAGAGGCTGCTGAGTCAGTGCAGGAAGAACCTGAAGAAGAAAT